CGTGGGCAAAAGCCGCGCGTCCGTCATGCGGTGGCGCGAAGTGGCGATGGACGAGGACGACTACGCGATCCGCGTCATGCCGATCAGTCAATTCGCCCGCGACCTTGCGAGCCGAATCGACCAGGCCGAGAAGCTCTTGCAGCTCGGTGCCATCGGGATTCCCGAGTTCCGCGAGGTGCTCGACCTCGCCGACCTTCAAGCCCAGAACGACATGGACCTAAGCGACCAACACATCATCGATCGCAACATCGAGGCGATTCTCGCGCGCCAAATGCCCGTTATCGCCGAGCCCTTCGACAACCTTGCCATGATCGTCGCGCGCGGCGCCAAGGCCTACAACCTTGCCCGCCTCGAGGACGCCGACCCCGTGAGCCTCGAGCTCTTGCGCCGCTACATCACGAGCGCCCAAGACCTCACGCAGGCCATGCAACCGCCACCGCCTCCCGCCGCTCCTGGCGGAGGCCTTCCGCCGGAGCTCGCACAGATGGCAGGCCCGGCACCCGCACTAGCCTGAGCGGCAAAAGGACAGCCCATGAACCTCGAACAAAGCGCCCCAATAGCGCAAGCCCCCGCAGAGCCCGCAGCCCAATTCGCCGGCATCAACGGCAACGAGCGCAACGACCGACGCGCCGCCGCATTGGCCGCACTCCGCGCCGCGAACAAAGAGCCCGCGCAGCAGGCCCCAGCGCCTCGCCAAGAGCCCGCCGCGACGCAGACGGACGACGACACGCCCGACGAGCGCCCGACGATGCTACAGGCCCCAGAGGCCGAAGAACACGACGAGCCCGAGGACCGCATCAGCGCCGTGGTGCGCGCACGCGAGAAGGCCAACCGGCTGCGCCGCGAGGCCGAAGCGCAGCGCGCCGAGGTGGAGCGCGACCGGATGCGCCTCGACCTCGAGCGCCGCGAGGTGGAGCAACTGCGCCGAGCTCGAGAGGCCATGCAGCGCGACCCCATTGCCGGCCTGAAAGAGCTTGGCGTGGACCTTCGCGACCTCACCGAGCGCGCCGCCATGGACGGCACCCCGGAAGCGCAGTTCCGCGCGCTCCAAGAGCAGATCGCCAAACAAGCGAAGGAGCTCGAGGACTACCGCACCGGGCAGGCCCAGCGCGAAATGGGCCAGCAGCGCGCCGCGGCAGAGGGCCAATTCTTCGCGCTCGCCAAGGACGAGGAGGCTTATCCCTACCTCTCCGCGCGCGCCGAATTGCACCCCGAGCTCGTGCGTCAGCAGGCCTACCAGCTCCAAGACGATTACTACAAGCAGACCGGCAAAGTTCCGAGCCTGAACGACATCGCGGAAGCCCTGGACTACCTCGCATCCGAGGAGTATCGTCACGTCAACGAGCGCGCAGCTCGCCGCGGCACCAGCACGCCGCGCACCGGAACGGTATCCGCAGCAGGCAAACCGAAGCCCTCCCGCACGTTGAGCACGTCGAGAGCCGGCGAGAAGAGTTCCGCTGCGCCAGACACGGCGCACATGTCACGCGATGCCCGCAGGGATTACATCGTGGGCATGTTGAAAGCGGGGCGCCTCAACGGCTGACGGTGACCGGTGGCGGGAGGAACCACCAACCTCCCGCCTACTAGGACCATCATGCCCGTTTTGGACACCGCATCCGCCGCCTCTATCATCAAGTACCTCTACCCGGACTACACGGTCCCGCGCGAGCTCCGCAAGAATAACCCCTTCTTCGCGATGCTCGCCAAGAAGACGAATTTCGTGGGTAAGAGCGTGGACGTTCCGCTCACCATCAACTCGATCCAGGGTGGCGGTGCGACCTTCAGCGGCGCCAAGGCCGCCTCGGAGACTTCGCAGGCCTACAACGACACGTACAAGACCTTTACGCTCACGCGCAAGAGTGACTACTCGCTGGCGACCATCAGCGGCGAGGCGATGAAGGCGGCCGTCATGGATGAAGGCGCCATGGTGGACCTCTTCCAAGATACCATGGACCTCGCGATGTTCACCGCGATGCGTTCGATTGCGCGTCACCTCTTCCGCGACGGCACGGGCACGATCGGCAAGATTGGCAGCATCAGCAGCACGACGATCACGCTTGGCACGCCATCGGACGCCTACAACTTCAGCCTCGGCGAGCGCCTCAGCGTCTTCTCTGGCACCGGCGGCACGGCGTACATGTACGACACCGTGATCAACTCCACCGTGACGACGCCGATCCGCGTCACCGCCGTGGACCGCAAGGCCGGCACCATCACGGTCAACGACGCGACCAGCCTCGCCGCGGGCCAGTACCTCGCGCGCGCGACCGACCGCACCGTCGCCACGAGCAACGCAACGGTCTTCACGAACTCCAACGTCGTCACGGGTATGAAGCAATGGCTCGCCGGCTCTGACCTCGGCGTGGCCGGTGGCCTCTCGACCTCGGCTTTCTTCCCGGCGGACATTTACGGCCTCACCCGTACCTCGGACAAGACCAGCCTCGGCGGCTCGCTCCTGGATTGCACCGGCGCCTCGCCCGACGAAGCCATTATCCAGCTCGTCAGCGACATCGCCGCAGAAGGTGGCCGCCCGGATCATTGCTTCATGCACCCGCGCGACTTCGCGAGCCTGAACAAGTTCCTCGGCTCGCGCACCGTCTACGATCGCGCCGTGAGCATCGAGGACGCAGAGATCGGCTTCCAGAGCATCGTGCTCATGGGCGACACCGGCCCCGTCAAGTGCGTCGCTGACATCAACGTGCCGCAGTCGGAAATCTTCGCGGTCCAAATGGACACGTGGGATCTCTTCAGCCTCAATGCGGCGCCGCACATCCTCGATTACGACACCAACCAGTTCCTCCGCGTGAGCGACGACGACGCCTACCAAATCCGCGTCGGCTCCTACGGCAACCTGCGTTGCCGCGCCCCAGGCTTCAACGGCCGCGGTAAGAACTTCCTCGCGGCGACGGTGTACTGATGGCCGGGCGTTCCTTCATCCAGCTCCTCGGAGCTCTTGACCCCGGCGTCGTTGTGCTCCCCATTTCGTGGGCCACGAACGGCGCGTCCGATCCCGTCGCGACGACCATCCTCGGCCGCGGCGTGGCATCCGTCGTGCTCGCGTCCACCGGCGTCTACACCGTGACGCTCCAAGACGTGTACACGAGCCTCTTGTCCGCGACGGCGACGCTTCAGCTCGCCGCCAACGACGACAAGGTTACCAGCCAAATCGGCGCCGTTGACCTCAACGCCAAGACGTTCCAAGTGCGCATCTTCGACATTGGGTCGGCCGCACTCGCCAACGTCGCGGCAGCCACGGGCAACCGCGTCAACCTCCTCCTCGTCCTCAAGAACTCGAGCGCCTAATGAAGAAGCCCGCGCTGCTTATCGCCCTCGGCCGCGGCCCGAAGGGCGGAGAAGACGAAGAGGAGGCGCCCGCCTCAGAGCGCGGCTACTCGCCCGAGGAAAAGAAAGCCCTCGCCGGTGACGTGCTCGACGCGGTAAAGGCAGGCGACAAGACGGCCCTGGCGGACGCCCTCGAGGCGTTCACCATGGCTTGCATGGAGGATTGAGAGAATGGCACGCAGTCGGACGCTTGGAGATATGCGCTCAGACGTTCGGCTGCGTGCCGATCTCGTCGGGAATCAGTTCGTCACCGACTCGGAAATCAACGAGTACCTCAACCAAGCCCTCGCCGAATTCTACGATCGGCTCGTGGGCGCTCGAGGCCAAGAGTACTACGCTACCGAGCAGGTCATCACGACGACCGGCGTTGAGGCGTACGCGCTCCCGGCGACGCACTACGAGACCCTGTACGTGGAGCTCGAGGACAGCGGCGCCCGCGTCCGGCTTGGTTCGTACAGCTTCCACGAGCGCGCAAGGCTCCTCGGCACCTCGGCACCAAACCCAGGCCGCCCGGTAGCGTTCCGCATCATCGCGGGCAACATCACCTTTCTTCCGGCGCCGACCGCCGGCTACACGATCCGGCACTGGTACGCGCCCGCCTCGCCGCGGCTCACCCTCGACGCCGACACATGGGACGGCGTAGACGGCTGGGAAGAGTATGCCATTTGGCGCGCCGTGGCCTACTGTCAGCAAAAAGAGCAGCTCGACGTTTCGTTTGCGATGGGCATGGTGCAGCAGCTCGGCGCGCGCATCGACCGCCTCGCACCGTTCCGCGCGACCCAGAACACCGAGCGCGTGACCAACGTCTACGGCTCGCGCACGCTCGACGGCGACCCTAGCCGCTTGCTCCCGAGGCCCTGATGGCCGCGCCGTTGCCCTCGAGGCCGCAGCTCCTCGCCCAGCTCACGAGCACCCTCAAGACCATCCCGACGCGCGTGCTGCGCACCGAGGAGGCCGC